ACCGGATGGCCGCGCAAATTTTTTGGTGGTCCCTCGACCAATCATATGATGCGCTCAAAGCTTAATAACGCTCCCGCCCACTATAAGTACTTCGGCCCTAAGTTTCAATTTAAAAAATGTGGGATCCACTTGTAAACGAGTTCCCCGAGACGGTTCACGGTTTTCGGTGCATGCTTGCCATCAAATACCTTCAATTACTCTCTGAAGGATACTCTCCTGATACGGTGGGTTACGATTTAATACGAGATCTAATCTCTATTTTGCGTTCCAGGAATTATGTCGAAGCGTCCTGCAGATATCGTCATTTCTACCCCCGCGTCGAAGGTGCGTCGGCGTCTGAACTTCGACAGCCCGTACTCAACCCGTGTTGCTGTCCCCACTGTCCGCGTCACAAAATCCCGAATGTGGGCGAACAGGCCCATGAATCGCAAGCCCAGAATGTACAGGATGTACAGAAGCCCTGATGTTCCAAGGGGCTGTGAAGGTCCATGTAAGGTACAGTCATTTGAGTCTAGACACGATGTCGTCCATATAGGGAAGGTCATGTGTATTAGTGATGTCACGCGTGGAACTGGGCTGACCCATCGAGTAGGTAAAAGGTTTTGTGTTAAATCTGTTTATGTCTTGGGTAAGATCTGGATGGATGAGAACATTAAGACCAAAAATCACACGAATAGTGTGATGTTTTTTTTAGTTAGGGATCGTAGACCTGTCGATAAACCTCAAGATTTTGGTGAGGTTTTTAACATGTTTGATAATGAACCCAGTACGGCTACTGTGAAGAATGTTCATCGTGATAGGTATCAAGTTCTCCGGAAATGGCATGCAACTGTGACTGGTGGACAATATGCGTCAAAGGAACAAGCTCTCGTGAAGAAGTTTGTTAGGGTTAATAATTATGTTGTATATAACCAGCAAGAAGCTGGCAAGTATGAGAATCATTCTGAGAATGCCCTGATGTTGTATATGGCATGTACTCATGCCTCTAATCCTGTTTACGCCACTCTTAAGATTAGGATCTATTTCTATGACTCTGTAACGAATTGATATTAATAAAGATTGAATTTTATTTCTGAATATTGATCTACATACATAGTTTGTTGTATTACATTGTACAATACATGTTCGACAGCTTTAATAACTAAATTAATTGAAATTACACCGAGATTGTTGAGATATTTGAGGACTTGGGTTTTGAATACCCTTAAGAAAAGACCAGTCCGAGGGTGTAAGGTCGTCCAGATTCGGAAGGTTAGAAAACACTTGTGCACTCCCAGAGCTTTCCGAAGGTTGTAGTTGAACTGGATCCTGATTGTTATTATGTCCGTGTTCATCGTGAATGGACGGTTGTCGTGGCTGAGGATCTTGAAATAGAGGGGATTTGGAACCTTCCAGATATAGGCGCCACTCCTTGCTTGAGCTGCAGTGATGGGTTCCCCTGTGCGTAAATCCATGGTTGAAGCAGTTTAGAGATAGAAAATAAGAACACCCGCATTCAAGATCGACTCTCCTCCTCCTGTTGCGTCTCTTCGCTTCCCTGTGCTTCACTTTGATTGGAACCTGAGTACAGTGGTCCTTCGAGGGTGATGAAGATCGCATTCTTGAGAGCCCAGTTCTTTAATGCGGTGTTTTTTTCCTCGTTGAGGAATTCTTTATAACTGCTGTTGGGACCAGGATTGCAGAGGAAGATTGTCGGTATCCCGCCTTTAATTTGAACTGGCTTCCCGTATTTAGTGTTGGATTGCCAGTCCCTTTGGGCCCCCATGAACTCTTTAAAGTGCTTGAGGAAGTGCGGATCGACGTCATCAATGACGTTGAACCAGGCTTCGTTACTGTAGACCTTGGGGCTTAAATCTAGGTGTCCACACAGATAGTTATGTGGGCCTAGTGATCTGGCCCACATTGTCTTCCCTGTACGACTGTCTCCCTCAATTACTATACTTTGAGGTCTGTGTGGCCGCGCACCGGCATCGACGACGTTCTCTGACGCCCACTCTTCAAGTTCTTCTGGAACTTGATCGAAAGAAGAAGAGGAAAAAGGAGAAACATAAGGAGCTGGTGGCTCCTGAAAGATCCTGTCTAGATTTGCATTTAAATTATGAAATTGCAGTACAAAATCTTTAGGAGCTAGTTCCTTAATGACTCTAAGAGCCTCTGACTTACTTCCCGCGTTAAGTGCTGCGGCGTAAGCGTCATTTGCTGTCTGTTGCCCTCCTCTTGCTGACCTTCCGTCGATCTGAAATTGCCCCCAGTCGAGAATGTCTCCGTCCTTGTCGATGTAGGACTTGACGTCGGAGCTGGATTTAGCTCCCTGTATGTTCGGATGGAAATGTGCTGACCTGCTTGGGGAGACCAAGTCGAAGAATCGCATATTCTGGCACTTGAATTTCCCTTCGAACTGGATGAGAACATGCAAGTGAGGAGTCCCATCTTCATGAAGCTCTCTGCAGATTTTAATATATTTTTTTGAAGTTGGGGTTTGGAGATTTAATAATTGGGAAAGTGCTTCCTCTTTGGTGAGAGAACATTTGGGATAAGTGATGAAATAATTTTTGGAATAAATACCGTTCCGCTTTGGAGGCATGTTGACTAAAATTGATCACCGATTGACCGCTCTTGCAACTCTCCCCGGTATATCGGTGATCAATATATAGTGATCACCAAATGGCATAATGGTAATAAAAAAACTTTAATTTGAAATTCAAACCAAAAGGCTAAAGCGGCCATCCGTTTAATATT